AAAGACCATCCTGAATGAAGGCGAAGATATTACCTTCGGAGATGCGGAAGAAAAGAAGTATGCACGAAACATTTATGGTGTACTCATATTGGAAAGACCAGCCATTGTAAAAGCCATAGATAAAACTCCCAAAATATATCCATGGGGAGGTAAGAAGGCTCAAGTATTCAGAGATGAATTCCTTGCGGAATGTAGAAAACTGGAAGTGAGCAAACAGGGATTTGACTACACATATCCAGACCTGTTGAAATGTTTCCCTGCCAAAAATTCCGAATATGGAATGAATCAATTTTATGTATCTCTTGATAAATTGAGAGAGGATATAAAAACTGGCATCAGTAGCAACAGGAACATTGGTGTACTCTATAATCCTTGTACCATGTATAAAATGAAGAATCTACCCTGTTTCAATGAATTTCAGGTAGTATATGAGGGTGATGCGAAAGGTTCTCTAAGATTGACCTTCCGCTCCCATGACTGGGGAACTGCAGTGTGGGCAAATATAATGTCTATTGCCAATGCTTTCAATGAATTGGTGTTCAAGCCAGCAGACTGCAAACTTAATAATATTATTATTAATTCTTATTCTGCTCACATATATAAAAATGATATGGGGTATTATGAAAAGATGTTGAATTCCAAAACTGCAAAATACTTCCATGGGTTATCAAAGGCGGTACAATGAATAGATTATTACACGAAAAAGTGATTGAAGATACCGTAACACTCCGGAGTACGGAAGAGCATGAAAGAGCCGTACACGAAGAAACTTCTGAACTTTCCATGACCATTGCTCATCATGCCCGTGGAAGAACTACTCTTGGTGAAGTCATGAAAGAAGTGGCAGATGTAATTCTTGCATGTGAAGTCTTTCTGGCTGCTAATAATATAGATCAGGAAAGTTTCGACCTTGTAATGAATGATGAATTGAAACGCATGGATATGAAAAATAAGTCACTCAAAGTCCAGAAATCAGGACCTACCTTTTCTGATTGATGATGTCGTGTGAGCAGGGAGATATAGTTGGAGTGTCAGCCGGAAACTGTGGTTCTACCTACAGGCAATCTGCACGCTCGGAGGATGGTTCTATTCTCCCCACCCCCAATCTCTCACCAAAACCATCCTCCACATTTCCCATGGAGATCAAAAATGAAAGTAACTGTAATGCCCAATAAAGACATGGTATATTTTTCGGCTAGATTAGCTTTACGTAGACAAGGAGTCACTCATCTGGCTGAAGAAAAGTTGAGTGCTGAAGAAATAATTTTCAGAAAGATTGAAGAGAATAAAGTAGGTAGAAGTATTGCCTATCCTCTTATATATAATAAGAAAGTCAAACGTCAGCATGGACTTTTGAAAAACAAGCGTCTTTGTCAATTCATGGAAACTGTAAACGAATCCAATAAATGGATTGCCCAAGACTCCGGTGATAAGATAATCCTTATCCCCCAATAATCTTTGTTATTTCTGTTTTACTTATACTTATTCTTTTTATATGACTGACGATAAAATTTCTGATGTTACAGATGCTATAAAGGCTCCTAATTGTAGGGTATGTAACCATCCCAGAAGGTCAGATATTGACCAGATGCTTATCCTGGGTGTCAGATATAAGGACATAATCAAAAATCTGGGAGCTGAAGGCAGCGAACTGAATACCAAAATTCTGTCCAATCACAAGAACAAACATATAAATGTAGATCAGGTTCCGGATGTAATACCAAGTACCGTACAGGCTGGACTGGTGGATGCCCATCAAAGGGCGTTTGAATTACAATTTGAAAACCAACGTCTGCGTTCCGAAAATATGCTTGCTGACCAGAAAATGAGAATGACACAGCAGGCTGCAGTTTGTTTAACTATTATAGACCAGTTGCCACAGGTACTTGAAACAGCAACAGTAAAAGATGTTCTGAATGCGACCAAAATGCTCTCCGAGATATGTGGGGATAGAGTGGAAAAGCACGAACATCAGATTGATGTAGTTGCTGACATGAACATGGATGAAGATACTCTCAAAGCAATTGGAGATATTTTAGCCAGTGGCAAGAAGAAGTGAGGCACATCATGGAAATGAATGATGCCACCGAAATACTCCTGAAGACCAGTGAAGGTAGAAGAGCCCTTGCCAAAAATTCTATTTCTTTTTTCTTGAGTTATTATCTGGGATTGGATATTGATAAGCATCATGAAGAATGGATATCCAGAATATACATTAAGAGATTGCATTACGAAGCCCCCCGTGACCATGGAAAATCTACAATCTTTTCTTTTGGATATCCATTGTGGTTACTTTATCATGTACCAAATGTAAGAACACTGGTCGTATCCCGTACAGGAGGTTCTTCCGGTGTTTCTACAAAGGTTAGGGAAGCCATAATTGAGGAGATGAAGACCAATAATCGCCTTCTAGAAGATTATGGTAAGATAATTACCAAAGAGAAGGGAGGAAATATATGGGTTAAACGTACCAAACGAGGTATAAAAGACCCCTCACTAGAGTCTGTGGGTGTGGGTGGTTCAATTACTGGTGGTCACTACGATTTTATTCTAGTGGACGACCTGATTGATCCCAGCAACTCCCGAACCCAGACCATGAGGGATTACGTAGCTGACTGGTTTAATGGTACCCTGATGGAACTTCTGGAACCGGATTCCCAGATCATTGTGGTTGGTACCCGTAAACACTGGGATGATTTATATAAATATATACTGGACAACAAATTGTGGAACAGTTATATAGATAAAGCCATAATCAGATATCCAGATCATTATGAAATTATTGCACCCGATGAAGAAACATATGAAGATATGACATTTGAGGAAGCCGACAGGCGTGGCGGAGAACTCAAGATCATTAATGATGTCAAGGTATATGTTGAAGGAGACTATGAAGTCCTCTGGAAAGAAAAATGGGATATATTCCAGTTATTGTATAATAAATACGATATTGGCTCCATTCTTTTTAACAGGGAAAAACAAAATGATCCATCCGGCATGCAAGGTAAGATTCTGAATGTAGAATGGTTACAATTTTATGAAAAGAAAGACTTGCCCAATGATTTAATTGTTTATCAGGGAGTGGACTTGGCAATCTCTGAAAAGGAAACTTCCGATTATATGTCAATCTGTACGGTAGGATACTCCCCATCAAAACAGATCGTCTATGTTCTGGAGTTCTGGAGAGGACATCGCACATTCCCTGAACAAATCGGGATGATTGAACGATTTGGTAATAAATGGGACCCCATACGGATAACTATCGAATCTAACGCATACCAGAATGCAATGATACAGTACCACCACGCTGTCAATATGTTACCCGTTGTGGGTTCCCCAACTACAAAGGATAAAACAACAAGGATGCTTGCCATTTCTCCACAGATCGAGAATGGTAAAATTCTATTTAACAGAGATATTCCTTATTATGAAAATTTTGAAGAGGAATTTGTACAATTCCCATATGGAGCGCATGATGATACTTTGGACAGTCTGGAAATTTGTGTAAGACCTATTTTTCAGGTTGGTCAGATACATATTGGTGATTGGTCAACTGGTAAGGATGTTGCAGGAGAAAAAGGATGGTTTTCAATATAAATGGTTTAGTAGAGAGATTACGGGATTTCAATCCCAATCGTGTCAAGCACTTGGAAAATCAATTGGCTAAGACAAGTAACGAATTGGACAAGACCATGCAAATGGTAGAAAAGCCACAGCATAATGTATATAGCAGGGAGATCGGTATCCAGCACATGAATCTGCCTTTGCGGATTCGTGATATATATAATGTGGCTGCCTTCAATTCAGTATTACGTACAGCTATTCATAATATAAAGAGTGAAATTTTCAGACAACCCCCAGTGTGGAAGGCAAGGTTTGTCAGAAAGTGTAGTGAATGCGGACACGAACACATGAAAAGTGTTGATAAGTGTGAGGCGTGTGGAAGTACATCCCTGCAAGAACCGGATATCAATCAGACCGCCCGATTTGAGGAATTTGTACAGAATGCAAACAAGAATGGACAGACTTTGAAGGAAGTCCTAAAAGAATGTGAACGTGATCTTGAAATTATCGACGATGCCTATGTCGTGCTTGTCAA